GCTGTGAATGCAAGCCTCTGCCGCCGACTGGGCTTCAAGCACAGTCGGCGGCAGACACGGGCAGTCACAGCCCAAGAAGGGGGGGGTTCCCATGGTCGGACCACGGGGACAAAAAATCGGTGTAGAAGGCACCGAGATGTGGGAGATATACAGCACTCCCGCGCCGCTGCCAACGGCAGCGGATATCGCCGCTGTCAAAGCAGCGCACGAAAAGGCGCTGCAGCGTGCCATTGACTATGTGATGGCACGCGTCTCCTCCTGCACTCCGATTTTAGAGTGCGAAGAGGGGACGGAACCCGCGCTGTGGGCGTGGGTTGAGCGCGCCATCGAAGGCGCGAGCACGAACGAGTTGGAAGCGTTCGTGCAAAGTGGATGTATCCGCTTCGAAAACGACGGATATATCCACCTGTAAGGCTGTAAGGGGAGGGAGAGGAACCATGAAAAAAAATCTGGCGCTCTGCGAGGGGCGCCACCCGATTCCCGGTGTATCCGGGGCGGTTTTCCCGGGAACCGTGAATCCCGTGGACGTCGCAGCGCTGGATGCGCTTGCGGCGCAGTCTCTCGAGGGCGTCACAGAGCTGACGCTCTATGTCACCGGGTTAACGGTGGCGCTTGTGGCGGTTATAAATGCCTGCCACAAAAACGGCGTGCGTCTGGTGCTTATGCACTACGACCGCACCACGGGCGGGTACTACCCGCAGGAGGTTGCATGAATAAAGCTGAGCGTGCAATCCTCCACCGCGCGATGGCGGTGGAGGTTAAAAAATGTTTTGTCGCGGTCAAGGAAGGCGACCGCGACGCGTGGAAGGCGGCAAACGCCGCCTATACCGCTCTGTTCCGGAGCCTGTCCAAGGCGGAAGGCAGAAAGCTTATAGGCAGCATTGCCACCTTCGCGGCGGACAATGCTGCCACAAAAACGGGGGTCCCCTACCTGACTTACGCCATGACGTCTTTCAGGTGGGGAAAGGAGGCGACATGAAAAAGCTTTCTTTTGTTTTCGCTTTGCGGCGGAACCAGCGCTACGTTCCCGTCGCAGGAGTCGGGCTTGAGCACGTAAGCCCGGTACAAAAAGGCATTTTAGAGGACGCCTTTAGCCCGCTGTCCACCGGTGGCGGGTACTTAAGGTGCGCAAGCATTCCCGTAGCGCTCAAGGCACTACGGGAAGCAGATGCCGCTGAGCATTACCGGCGACTAGCATTGGCCGCCGCTTTATGTAGCGGCATTGACGCTGACGAGTGGGCGGAAGCCGACGGATGTGTGACCGTCGAACCCATCGCACTCTTAAAAGGAGGTTTCACCGGATGATATAAAATTAAAGGACCGGCAGGTTATCCGCCGGTCCTTTAATTTTATATCATCCGGTCACACATCTGTGTCGCCCTCGTGCTTCGGTGGGACGTATTGAGCCTCGTCGATCTGCCACGTTGGAGACAGTATGCCGCAGCTTACGGCGTAGTTTGCTGCCGTAAGGATGACGATCCATCGCAGCGAAAAATACTGCGAGCGGCGAAATCCCATTTTGGCGCAAGTAACGCGCCAATGCTCACCCAGCACATAACGCGCGTGGTAAAAATTGCGCGCGCTTGCGTATGGTTGGCGTACAGTAAAATATCGCTCTGTACTCATAGCTACGGAAGCCCACCGCTCTGGTTGATAGACGGCATGGAAGTCAGTCTGGCGTCCGTCAACGCGCGCTCCATATGGCAAATACACCACATCTAGCGGATCGAGATTGCGTATCGCTTCTGCGGCCGTTGGATCCGACACAGATCTGTCTGAGTGCTTGCCGCGCAAAGTTGGGTCTTTCATAGCGTGCGATGGGTCGCGTCGTTTCTGCTTGATGGCCTTTTCAAGCTGTCGTCGGTTTAAAAGTACAAGCTCGATAAACTCAGCTTTAGACTTCATATATGCAAGTTTCGCCTCCTTATTTGCTGGTCATTTGTGCATTTTGTGTGCCTGCTATATCCTTTACCAGTCCATACTTTATGGCGCACTCCACTGCCTCAGCCGCGGTGTAAAGGCGTTCCGACGAACATTCTGCAACGTAGAACTCCACGCCGTAAGTCTGCATTGCATTCAGCAGCCTTGCCGCCTTTTCCGCTTCTGCCTTCGTGCGAAAAAGCATCATTTTTTCGCTGCCGTTGTATCCAAACATGTACAGTCTGTAGACGTATTTGCCATTACCCATCTATGCTTCTTCTTGCCTCTCTCCCCCAATAAGCGCGCACGCGAGCATGTACTCGCTCCGCCTTGCGCGCCATCTTTTTCATTCCCTTTAGGTGCGCCTTCGTGTGGCACGCCTCGCCGAAAAGATTATAAAAATCTGGCTCTATGACTACATAATCGTCAATGCTGGCGTCGTAAACTTCAATGCTGCCGAGAACAAAAACTACTCGCGCCGCCAACTTCATTCCCTCAACTGGAATCTCGGGCGAACACCATTCACGGCCGCGCCGTTGTCGCGCGCAGCGCCGCTGCTGTTGGCATCGCCGAAGGTCCACGAAGGCGCCACCGCCGACAGCCAGTAAGTCGTGATATAGCCGCCTTTGCCACACATGGCTATGCGGTTTCGGACGTCTTTCATGCACTCGAATTGTCCGTCGCCGTCCTCGTTTCCGAAAATTTCTTCGTCACTCGGCAATTTCAGTAAGTCGCCGTTTTCAAACGGCACCATTGCTGCCCGCAGTTCGTCGGGGAAACGGGCAAGGATTTCGCCGTTAAGTTTGCTCCGCAGTTCGCAGGCATCATACCCGCCCTTGGTTGTGTCGGTGGGGTTCATGCGGTACGGCTTTTTCAGACAATCGACAAGTATAAACTGCCGCTTGCCGTCCCGCACGCCAAGTTCCATAACCTGAATCTCTTCACCATCTTTGAGTGTCACGTCATATATAGGCGGACACTTTGCTGGCGTTATGCAATGGTCTACGTCATTAAGTGTGTTATTTATCTCGACAATCTTTTTCTGATAACTCATTCCTGTCCGCTCCTTTCACTCGCTTACATCAACTCCCGTAATCTCCTTAAAAATTGCGGCGTCGAAATTCGGAATCCCCTTGATGATTTCTTTTTCAGCGTCCGAAAGTCTACGCCACCAGATTTTACCGCATTTGGAATTGTCCAGTTCCTTCAAATAACCGCCTGTCGTTTCCGCTTCCGGGTGTGCTTCCCTTTCTTTATCCGTCATATCCGAAAAGGGAACGTATTCAAGCACATCACCGGGAATCCGATCCAGAATACGCCAGGCTTCACTGTTAACCCAATCCCAATAAGTCCATTCAGACGGCTTGTTAAACAGATAAATTTTCGGTTCGTCCGTGTTGAAGCATCCATTGGAAAAATTGCATTTGTTCCAATCGCCGCTGTTACAATCGCCGCTGTTCCGATTGCCGCTGTTCCGATTGCCGCTGTTCCGATTGCCGCTGTTCCAATCGCCGCTGTTACAATCGCCGCTGTTCCGATTGCCGCTGTTCCGATTGCCGCTGTTCCAATTGCCGCTGTTCCAATTGCCGCTGTTACAATTGCCGCTGTTCCAATCGCCGCTGTTACAAAGTCCAGCGCAACCATTTCCCGCATTTACTAATTCAAGCAATTCCCCCCGCGGAATTTCACGGACAATCTGAATCTTGTTCGTACAACTCTTTATTCCGTCCGTATCAACATCACCTAATGCCCGTACTTCCGCAACTTTATTTTCCGGATTGAAGTTGTAATAGTGAAAGCAGTTCATCGCCTTTTTGCAAAAATGAAAACCTTGCTTGCACAACTCAGGTTCTTCGGCAATCTCATACGTTTCGCCAACCTTGTACTGGAATCCCCTGCACGTCCAATCAGAATTGAACACCTTATATCCCTTTGTCTCCATTTTCTGTTTTCCTTTCCGTTGTGTATTTTCACCTTTTCCCCGTACTGCCATAGCCGCCCGTGCGCTGCGTCTGCACTGCGTCATCGTGCGTCGTGAGGAACGATACGAAAATTCCCTGCATAAACCGTTCCCCGGCTTTTAGCTTTACGTCCTCGCCACTGTTGTTGTACAGCACTGCGCCAATGTTGCCCAAATTGTCAGGATTGTTGAAGTAGTCACTGTCTATGACGCCCACGCCGTTAGCCAGCAGCAGGTGGCGTTTCATTGCAAGACTGGAGCGTATGGCAAGCAGCAGCACGGCATTTTTCGGCATGTGTTCCGCCACGTTTGTCTTGATAAGCTCCGAATAACCGTGCGCAGGAATAGTCACGTCATACGGCATAAAAAAGTCATATCCCGCACTTCCTTTTGTTGCTCTTGTTGGCAGCTGAGGCTCATGTGCCTTGTCGCATAGCAAGGGAACAAAATAGCACTCTAAATCTATATCTTTAAATTCAGTTTCCATGATTGCTTTGACCTCCCTTGTATATCTGGTTTTGCCGAGCGCCATACAATGCTTTCGTCGCTTGCCAGTCGGTAGCGTTTAGATCAGCTTCGCTCGGCTTATAGTCAACACTTCGACCGTTTGGTGTAAATCCTTTCATTTCCCTGAGGCATTGGCTAAATGCGACATAATACCCTCTTGCCCACACTCTGCGCCTTGCAGCGCGCCAGTCTCCAAAACTCAGCAGCCACGCCATTTCCGTATATGTCATTTGTGCTGTTCCCTGTCATCTGCGTCAGGGCTTTTCCAAATGTCTAGCCGAAAAATATACACTTCCGTCTGTGGGTTCACTGAGTATTTCTTGCGGACGTAAATGTCAACGATTTGGCAGTCGTCGCGGAACACAACGCCGTTGCAGGCATCAAGTACCAGCTTTGCAATATTGTCTATATCCGGTTTTTTTGTTGGACGCACCTTACCGGCAATAGCATCAGCCGTCCATTTTTTGCTTTTGCTTTTGGGCACGCCGAAGTCGGCAAGCACGAGCACCCTAAGAGGTGCCGCTGTTTCGCAGTCCCAGCCCTCTTTGTGCGCTGCCTCCAGCGCAAAGACCTGTATATCAGCTTTTCTCGACCGGCTCTTCGCCGTGTCGTATGCCATTACATGCCCGCCAAAAGTGCTGAAACGCGGTCGCGCCTGTCCGACCACTTCCCCCGGCACCGTAAAGCAAAAACATGGCGCAAAAGATTTTGCTGTGCTCTCAGCTGCCAATTTCTCTCCCCCGCCTCTCTGCTATAAGCCTGGCAATGTCAGCCATATGCCCGCCAAGCAAAAACTCGTCCAGCTTGCGCGATCTCTGCCCACGCGCAAGCCCCTCGTACACTTTGCGGTAGCGTGCGCCAAAGTTGCCCCACTCGCTGCTTTCGCACTCGCAGACAGCCAGCCAGCCACCCATTGCGTCAACCGCCCGTCCCACGTCAGGATGTGACCACTCCGGCTTGCGATTCCAGCCAAGATGATACGCGGCGCGGGCAACCTCCGCCCACGCTTCTTCTGCATTTGGCGCACCGCACCCTCCGGCAGTCCCTGCCATGTCCTCCGCCGCCTGCACTATCTCCGCCACCGTCGGGAAAAATTTGCACGTAAGCACGCAGCGCTCCACGGCAGCATAAAGCAGCGGCGCGGGAACGCCTGAGTGCAGCAGCACCGACGCGTACGCCCTGTACTGCGCATCGTTCTTTCGCCCGTATGAATCAAACAGGCGATCCAGTGCCCGCTTGAAGAGCTCGTCAACCATCGTCCGTCGCCTCCCCGTGCTCCTTAAACCATGCGTCTAAAACGTCACCATCCGATTCCAACGGCGGTGACGCTCGCTCCGCGCCTTCCCTTTGCATTCCTTCCGCTGTAGCGCGGATATATTTTCCCATGCGTGTCACGTTCCAGCCTGCATGATCGCGTTTGCCAAGCTTGTCTATCGCACACGCAATCAGCCCGGCGTCAAACTCCTGCGTCAACGCAACGAGCATTGCCCGCGCAACTGCCGAAACCGTCCCCACTGACGTCTCCCAGGCAAAAGCGACGTCGGGGGGAAGCTCGTCCGCCGGCTCGCGCGCGCGTGCGCGATTTGAGCTAGCCAGCTTATACCCCCCTTCATACGTCTTACCTGAGAATACGGTATTGGTATTGGTATTGGTATTGGTATTGGTATTGGGTTGTGCTTTTGTTTCAGTTTTGTTTTCGTTTTGATTCCGTTTTGTTTCAGTTTTGTTTTCGTTTTGATTCCGTTTTGTTTCAGTTTTGTTTTCGTTTTGATTCCGTTTTGTTTCAGTTTTGTTTTCGTTTTGATTTTCGCTTCTTGCTTCGCTTCGCTTTTTGGATATATCCAAAAGGCGATTTTCTTTTCCCTTTATGAAGCCTTCCCAATAGATGACGAGATTTTCGTCACTAAAAGAAGGCTCCTCGCCGTACAGACGATAGACGCCAATGGCGCCTATCAGCACCGGAACCCAATCAGCATGTCCTGTTTTTCTGAGAACCTCCCATAACGGGAGATAATCATCTGAAACAAATATTTTGTCGGTCATTTCTGTCACCTAAAACAATCCCTGCGTCCGTGTCAGATACGGTACTATGTCGTCTACGCTGCGGGCGACGATGTACGTGCCGCCGTGCTCCCAGCAGATGCGTTCAAACTCTATTTGAAACGGCAATTGCCTGCCCGTAGCGGTTTTAATTTCTATGTACAGTGTCCGCCCGTCCTTAAGTGCGGTCAGATCTGGGAAGCCTCTGCGGCTCCCCAGACCCTGCTGATGGCGCGTCACGTCGTAACCGTCCATGCGCAGCGCGTCGCGCACTGCGCCAAGGATTGCGCTCTCAGGCTGTTTGTTTTTCATGCCTCGCGCCTCCGTAAATCAGTCACGCATATCACTATTGCTCAAAAATAGCCCCTTCTCGCTCCGGTTCGGCAGCTGCGTTTTCCGCAGTCGTGTCCGTGTCATACCCGCCCGGCACTTCTTCGGCTTCAACGTCAAAAACCGTTTCGTCCGGAGCTTCCACCATATCCTTTTGTATTACGTTCTTGATCGTCTCGTCGGCGGTAATTGCCCGCACAAACTCCGTCCCCAGCGGCGCGTACTTCAGCAGCTGTTTTATTGTGGTCTTTTTCGCCATCGCGTCAAAGTTTGTTGTCCACGGACTAAATCCCTTGCTCGCTGCTTTACTGTACTGCTGGCAGTAGCGCGTCGCGTCGTCGCGGCTCATAAAATAGAATCCGCTACCGCCATCCTTCGTCTTATATACAGCGTAATAGCCTATAACCTCGCCGCGATTTTTCATCGCGGGTACATGTACAAGCTTGCAGTCAAGCCCCAGCTCGTACTCAAACTTGTCCCCGCTGTACACCTCGTGTGCATAAATTGTGCTTATCTTCCCGCTGCGGTACGTCAGGTCAATCAAACCCTTGTACCCGATTTGAAACTGTACCTCCATTACGCCGTGGTGGCGATACGGGATCAGGTACGCCTGCCCCAGTGGCGTGTTCGGCTCAAGCCCCAGCTGCGCCGCCTGCATCATGGCGCCGCCGAACGACTGCGGCGTGCATACCGCCAGGTCTGGCGTGCTGCTCAGCGCCGTAAGCATCATCCGTGTAAAACGCTCCGGTGTAAGCACGGACGGGAGAGCCGCCACGATCTGCGGCTTCATGTCCGTTATAAACTTCTGCATACGTCCCTGCGGCGAAAGATGCGCCGTTGCCGCCTGTTGTGCCTTCTGTATGATTCCGCTGTTTTTGCTTGCCATGATAATTGCCCCCTTCTCCTAAATCGTTATTCTTCGTCCGCACTGGGATACTTTACTGTAAAACGCCGCGTGCTTTTGCGCTCCTTGCCGTACTGCGCAAAAATCGCCTCGTACAGCTTTGGACGTTCTTTTTTCATCGCCTTCGTGTCGAGTGTCACGCTCGGCTTCGGTGCCTTCCACGTGCAGACAATCCCGTTTGCGCAAACGCCAGTTTCGTTCGCGCCCAGCTGTGCCTGCACTCCCGTTTCAATCTTCCGCTTTTCCTCTTCAATCTCGCGGATTTTCTCCTTTAGCTGCGCCAGACGGACAAGCGCCTGCTGCGCCTCACTGTCCAGCGGGATGGACGTACCTGGTTCACCTTCGCCATACTTCCTGCGTATAGCTTCCGCTGTGCTGTCACTCCCGTCCAGCTCCGGTTCCTTTCCGCTCTTCACCAGCTCCCAAAAGTCGCCTTCCGCCTTGCGGATCGCCGCAATCTCGTCCTCGTCGCGGTCAATGTGCCGCAAAACAAGATGCTGCCCGCCTATAAGGCAGGCGAGGTAGCATCGCGCCGCGCCCGTAACTGCCAGGTAGTGCATACACTGGCAGTAGTAGTAGGGAGGTACGTTTCCGTCCTCCGTGTCCTCCGCTTCCTTTCCCCACGCTTCAACGTTGAAGCGATTGGTTGTCTTGATTTCCAGTATTGCGTCTTCGCCGACGACCTGGCGATCTATGTTTGCCAGCATGTAGGGATACTTTTTATCTCTGAAGAGTCCGCGGCTTATTACCTTCTTGCCGGTGCGTGCCGCCCATTCCCCGGCAATTATTGGTTCTAGCTTAGTTCCCCAAAGCACGGGCTCCTTTTGGCTTATGTCCTCCGGCTCCACTTCGCCGCGTTTTTCCTGCCAAAGTGCGTAAGGCTTCCGCCACGGGCTAAGCCCCAGCACTGCCGCGGCGTCGCTGCCGCCTATTCCCTGCCGCCGCGCTGCGTTCCAGCGCTGGCGATTATTCTTTTCACGGTCTGCCGCTATCTCGGCGACGGTCATCACAAGTTCTGCTTCCATTTTGGTCTGGTACCTCCGTTCTAAATTGCGCTCCATCGGTTTGTCTCATCATTATTTATGGCTCGCTTTTCGATTTTGGGTTATCCATCTAAACAGCTCGCTTGTATTACATGGTTTATCCTGTTAACAGGCTCACTTGTGTGCCCCGGGTTATTCTTTCCCTCTGGTTCGCTGTAGCTTTATTGGGTTGTCCAACTCGCTGGCTCGCTCTACATGCGTGAAGCGTTTACAATATTGGCTCGCTCCTAACCTATTGGGGCATACACGATTATGGCTCGCTCTCTAAGATTGGTGGTATCTCTTCTATCGGCTCACTTTTTGGTTTTGAAATATCGTCCATACCGGCTCACTTATCCTAAATTGGGTTATTTTTCATCTCGGCTCGCTCTACTCAATTGGAATATCTGATTTTACGGCTCGCTAGTATGTTATGCGTCATTGCCTAAAACGGCTCACTTCAGTTCCGTTGTGTCATCAAGGATAATGGTTCACTCAACTATGTCGGTTTATCCTTCTTAACGGTTCGCTTGACGCTATCGGTTTATCGTTTTGCCTGGCTCATTCCCAAACCATGGAGCATTCATACAATTGACCCACTTAGTCGAAACGGTTGATTACCGCGTTTGGCTCGCTCTCGCGCTAATGATTTATCTAGTATAATGGCTCGCTCATTCCATTCGTGTTATCGTCCCTCTCGGTTTTGCTGCGTCGTCCGCACGGGACGGTGATTAAATTTGGAATCTTGGGCGAACGCCAAGCATGCCAGGCGCGCGGTGGGAGAGCGCATAGCCGCCGCTGCTGACATCGCAGAAGGCCCACGAGGTCGCCACCGCCGACAGCCAGTAAGTCGTGATATAGCCGCCTTTGCCACACATGGCTATGCGGTTTCGGACGTCTTTCATGCACTCGAATTGTCCGTCGCCGTCCTCGTTTCCGAAAATTTCTTCGTCACTCGGCAATTTCAGTAAGTCGCCGTTTTCAAACGGCACCATTGCTGCCCGCAGTTCGTCGGGGAAACGGGCAAGGATTTCGCCGTTAAGTTTGCTCCGCAGTTCGCAGGCATCATACCCGCCCTTGGTTGTGTCGGTGGGGTTCATGCGGTACGACTTTTTCAGACAATCGACAAGTATAAACTGCCGCTTGCCGTCCCGCACGCCAAGTTCCATAACCTGAACCTCTTCACCATCTTTGAGTGTCACGTCATATATAAGTTGCTGCTTCGCCAGAATGCCGCAAGGAAATCCTGTTATTTTGTTCATTTTTTGTTCTCCTTTCTCAGTTCGTCCTCGATAATGCCCCAGTTCGGCACAGGAATTTCGTCTTTGTGCCCCAGTATCGCCAGCGGATACGGCGCAGCAGGCTTTTCGCCAGTGTCAAGAGTTTTCCACGCTATAAACAGGTGGGACAGGAACATTTTTGCGGCATATCGCTTTGACCGCTGCAAGATATGTCCCGCCGTCAGTTTGCCCGCTTCAAGCGACTTTTTCAGCTCTGCCGACTTGATGTTTTTTTCCTTGAGGTCTGCTGCCGCCTCGTCCGCGTATTCGCCGTTCTCATTCTTCGCCGTTTCGTATTCCCTGCGTGCAAGAAGTATGTGCCCGTACACGTCGCTTTCGCGTCCGCTCTGCTTCAGGAAGCTTTCGCCAATCTTCCACACAAGCGTTTTCAGGCTTTTGTTGAACGGTGACTTTTGCCCTTTTACAAGCTTGTCAAACCCGGGCGCAACACCCGCGAACTTGCAAATTGCGCCCGCCGAATTTGCTTTCTTTATGTCGATATGCGCGTAAAGTCCTGCCGCGATAATCGGGCCAATTCCCGTAATACTCATCATCCAGCGGCAGATCGGCTTGCTCTTTGCGTACTTTTCCAGTACGACCTTTATGTCGTGTTCCGTCGTTTCGTAGTTGCGCCCGAAGAATGCAATCAGCGCGTTAGGCTTGCCGTCCTCGCCTGCTGGTAATGCAAAGTTTTCGTTGTCCTCCGCCTCCGCAGCTTCTGACTCGAAGGCTTCCGCCTTCTTTCCCCCGCGCAGCTGGTTGTTTGTCCTAATGCGGTACTTCTGTATCGTGTAGTACAGGTCAACCAGAAACCGCGCCTCATTCAGCGTCAGCATTGCCGCCGCCTTTTTCAGGTCCTTTTGCAGCACATCGAACGCGACAAGCGTGTCCTTGGCGCTGCTGACTTTTTCCGCGGACTTTCTCTTTTTATTTCCCTTTTCTTTTGGCATTTGGCATATCCCCTTTACATATCGCGCTTCACACGGAAAAGCTTCCTACTCACTGCTGCCGCGCTGCGTCCCAGTGCAGCAGCTATTGCCGACCGCTTTTTGCCTGCCTTGTACAGCTTCACAAGCTTCTGCAAATCCTCATCCGTCCATAGCGGTTTTGCGCGTTTCCGCAGTTCCTTGCCGTTTGCACGCTTTAGCCTTATGTACAACCCGATAGTGCTGCCGTCCACACTCACTGCCTTGCCGATACTCTTATAGCTCATGCCGGCGTTGTACATATCTATTGCGTCCGTCCCGTCAAGATATTCAACCATCTCTGCGCTTATTGACATTTTCCTTCCCGTATGCCATACTTGTGATGGTAATGGCATACCTCCCTTTCCGTTTTTTGGGTGGCTCCGCGTTTCTGCATAAGCGCGGAGCCTTATTTTTTGCTCAGCTGGTTTGTTCTCCGTTCCTCGCAGCCACAAGCAACACGCGTTATCTTTCGTGTGGCACGCCTTCACCTGTCTTTCGGTGCCGCAGCTCTATTCCTTTACTCGCTAAATATAGCCGGATAGATGACTCCGAGCACCCCGGTACTATCTGGGCAATCTCTTTGACTGTATGCCCTTCGGCATACAGCTTGTCAGCACCTTGGCTGTCAAGGTACTGCACCATCCACTTGCTTACTGGTCTCACTTCCCAACCTCCAAAACCCATCGCGTCCACGGCATGACCCACACGCCGCATGCCGTGTACATAATCATATCCGTAACGCACAGCACTATTACCGCAATTAGTGCCATGTCCAGCAGGTCGTCCATGACCTCGCCGCTTTTTAGCCAATCGACAAAGGTTACGACCGTGCCGACTATAATTGCCAAAATCCTCATCTTATCCTCCTCCAGCCTACTCGACAATTGTTGTGGTTAATGCTTCGGCTATCCCCGCCAGCACCGTGTATGCGCATGGGATTGCGAGGGAATTGCCCCACATCTTGTATTCCGCGCTGTCGGTCTGCGGCTTCTGAAGCCATTTCTTTACTTGATTCTTCGTTTTCGGTTTCTTTTTCGGTGCGGTGGCCTTTCGGTGAATCTCGAAAATCGCCGCCCATTCTTCCACCTCCTGTTCTGTCGGCTCTGCCGTGTCAAGTCCTGCGCACCACCAGTCCGGGTATCCTTGCAGTCGGCAGCACTCCAGCGGTGTCAGCCGTCTTGCTCGGTATGGGTAGTATTCGTTGTCCTGCGGTTCTGCTACTGCGTTTGGTCCCTTTGCGACGAGGCACGGTTCTAATTCCTCATCGACACTGAGGTTGTAGAGTGCGTTCCTGCCCTGGTTGAATGCTGCCCTGTCTATCCCGTATGCTGGTTTCTCCTGCGGAACAATCACCGCCTGTTGGTCGTGCATGCAGGATAGCGTCTTTGCCTTTTCGTCAAGCCCCAGGTCGTGAACCTGTCCGTTTCCGATGCTGTACGGTTTGTTTTCGACCACTATCGGCGTATTGTTTCCTCCCGTGCCGTACTTTGCGGCTACGGTCTCTTCAATGTCTCCGAGTTCCTTGATGCGGCTGTCCTGCCCGTGGTTCTCGTATACCCTCGGCTCTATGATGATATTGCCGCCCTGTGCGCATGTGGGGTTTCCTCCGTGGGTGTCAAGCGTCCGAGTGGCTGTCGCTTCGTAGCACCCGCTGTGTGGGTTTTGGCTTTTCCATGCGTTGCACTCTTTCGCCGATAATCCGTAGACCACTGCGTGGCGGTCTGCTGTGTTCAGCGTGAAGCACACATTTTCGTTTATTCCTGATCCTTGCGGCCCGTTCTTCTCCTGCCGCCCGATCATGCTCCCTTGGATTACCCAGGTTGGTTCGCTTGGTGTTCCAGCGTCACCCGCAGAAGCTCCGGCAGTTCCTTGCCCTTGTCCTTTGCTCTGCGCAGGATTCCTGCACAGGCTTTCGCGCTCAAATTGTATGAATCCGGCGCGTCTGCCTGTAAAATCTGCGACAAGGTAGATGCGTTTTCTTCGTTGGGGGACTCCCCAGAATTGCGCGTCGTAGGTTCTCCAGGCGATGCTGTAATCGTCACCCACGATTTCTCCTGCGGCTTGCCACTTTCCTTTCTCAGGTCGAGGTATTGATACCCCCCCCCCGTCTTTGGTTTTGGCGATTTCTTCGAGGACTGTCCTGAAGTCCTCACCTTTGTTGCTGCTGAACGCTCCGGGGACGTTCTCCCAGACGATGTATTTTGGCTGTTGTCCATTGGTTGCTTCCCTCATTTCTCGTGTGATCCGTATCGCTTCGAGAAAAAGTCCCGACCGTTCTCCTGTCAATCCTTCCCTTCGTCCCGCTATGCTCAGGTCTTGGCACGGACTGCCGAAGGTCACGATATCTACTGGCGGTGCGCTCCGTCCGTCCATCTCCGTGATGTTTCCGAGATGCTTCATCTGCGGCAGTCTCTTGGTCGTTACCCTCATCGGGAACGGTTCGATTTCGCTTCCCCAGAGCGGCTTGATTCCTGCCATCGCTCCGGCGAGTGGAAATCCACCCGCTCCGTCAAATAATGAGCCGAGTGTCATCTCCATCGGCTTTCTGTACCTCCCGCTTCGTCTTTTCCGGTCATTCCCTTATAGCGATGCCAGCGCGGACATAAAATCAAAATGTCCAACCCTCTCGCGCGGGCTTTTCTCTGCCGCCGCAAATCGTTCGTCCGTTTGTGTGCGTTCACGCTGTTCCAAAATCTCTTTCGTTCGCTTTACGTCCAACGTATAACTCCTTCCCTCGTGAAGTGCCGGCAGCTCGCCACACTTCACGAGTTTCAGCATCCAGTCGTAGCTGTATCCGTAGTTACGGCTGAACGCCGAAACTGACATTCGGGGCTTTTCCTCTTTTGCGATGCTCATAAGCACGCTCCTTTATACGGTTCTCCGTATTTTATGGGTAAAAAAAAGCATATCTATTTCGGCTGCCGTGAGCTTTCTCCCAGTGGCCGAACATCCCACTTTATCAATTTCGGCCTGCGAAAACGGCACGTTATTGGCTAGTCGCTCGTAAACGGACGTACTGCCTAGCCCTAAAAAGTCCGCAAATGATTGAATTGTTCCGAAATGTTCACGGATAAATCCGCGCAAATAAGTATAATCAAACTCTGTTTTGTTCACTTGAATACTCCTTTCTTTAATACGGTTCCCCGTATATCACGTTTATCATAGCACCTGCTAAATTATATGTCAATAGTTTTCCGTAATTTTTTTCGTATTTTTCTTGTACTTGTACGTATTTTCGTATATAATATTAGTAAGCTACCAATGGAGGGTTAAAATGGATAATAAACTTTTCATCGCCAGACTTCAAAATATTATGAGGAGACAACATGTAAATCAGGCTGAGTTGGCCCAGCGTTCAGGAATTCGTGCGTCTTCTATCTCTGACTACCTAACAGGGAAATATAAGCCGAAGCAGGATAAGATTGCTCTTATCGCAAAAGCGTTATTCGTAAGCCCCGCGTGGTTGATGGGCTACGATTCCGCCGACAATAATGGTATTGAGAGCGCTCGGGAAACAAGCAACATTTTCCCCATACAAATAAAAAGTTTCCCTTTGTTGGGGGAAATACGCTGTGGAGTGCCGAGTTTTGCGGAGCAGAACTTTGAAGCATACATAACGGCGGGTGCGAATATCAAGGCTGACTTCTGCCTGCGCGCACGTGGTGATTCCATGATTGGCGCAAGGATTTACGATGGCGACATTGTTTTTATCCGTAAGCAGGAGCTTGTGAACGACGGGGAGATTGCGGCTGTTCTCATCGATGACGAAGCAACACTGAAACGTGTATACTACGACAAAGACGCCAACGTTCTCAAGCTTTTCGCCGAAAATCCTAGCTATAAAACAATGATTTTTGCCAATGATGAGCTAAACAGAATACGTATTATGGGAAAGGCGGTTGCGTGCCAAAGCGACATAAAATAGGTGTGCTACGGTAATTAATTTTGAGGAGGTATGCGCAATATGGTTGATGGATTATTACGTTTTTTTTGGTCGTGCTTACATTTTGTTGGCTTGTTTATGCTGTCCGTGCCTTGCAAATTCCTGGGGGATATGCTTTTTGAAGGGCTGGGAAGCTTTTTGTCTATTGCCGCTACAACGGCGCTTGGTTATCATTGGTATGGTACAGCGTTTGCAATAACGCTGTGTGGTGCCACAATCGTTGCCAATTTAGGCTCACCCATAAATTTAAGAGATACGGTTAATGCAAACGAATTGCGGCGCAGACATGGGCTGGCGTTTGACATTATTGGACTTATT